TTGATGAGCAGATTAATCGCAATGAAACTATTCTTGCATTGACTGCAAAACGTCAAGTAATTGAAAATAGACTGGCTGCTCTTAAGTCTGCAGCATCTGTTCGAGAACTTGAAGATACAATCACTCTTAATAATTCTCAAATAGCAACTATTAATCAACAAATTGAACTTGAAGAAGAAAAACTTGAAACAAATCTTAATGCAATTGACATAGAAAAAGATGCTGTTGTCTCTGCGACAGCTGAAAAGTTAAAATCAATTGAGCGTGAACGTGCAGCTACCCTTCGTTTAGTAAATGATCTTGTTGGTGCTTTAAATAATGGAGTTGGAAAAGCTCTGGAAACAATCTTTGATAACATTGCTGAAGGCAAAAAAGTGGGTGAAGGATTGAGAGATGTGCTGTTTGAGACATTTGAGAATATTCGCAAAACCATATTAAAGCAGACTTTGATAGAACCAGTTCAAAACTTTATTTCAGAATCTGTTGGTAGCTTCTTTGGGATTCAACAGCGTGGTGCTGATAATGCTGCAATCGTTCAGTCATCAAAAGGACCCGCTCTACTAGTTTCTTTAGCAGATAGTGTCAGCAGTGTAGGCGGAATCGAAGATACTATTGGAGCTCTTAATACCGCTCAACAAACGCAAGCAGAAGTGGCTACCACAGCAGCTGAAGCTACTGAACAACAAAAAGGATTCTTTGCAACTATCATTGATGGATTTAAAGCAGCTGGTACAGGTGTGGTGGACTTCTTTGGTTCTATCTTTAGTGCTCTAAGCGGTAGTGGTGGCGGTGGAGGTATATTTAGCTTCTTAGGGGCAGGTGGATTAAACATTGGTCAACTGTTCGGAGGTAAGTCAAATGCCCAAATGGGTACGTTAGCTCCTTGGCAGACTGCTGCTTCTTCTTCAACTTTCAGTGCTTCAGCTTATTCTGTGGGGCCAGGCATGGCAGCAGGCGGTCTCGTAAAACGTTTTGCTGGCGGTGGCAATGTAAACTATCAGGACAGAGTTCCAGCTCTACTTCAGCCTGGTGAGTTTGTGATGAAAAAGTCAGCAGTTAAAGCAATGGGCGCTGATAACATGGCAATGATGAATGCAACAGGTAAAGGTGGTAATGTGGTAGTTAATATTAACAATCAAGGCACACCACAAGAAGCTCAAGCTTCCCAGCCAACCTTTGATGGAGAAAAATACGTGATTGATATTGTCACTCGCGATCTTAGAAATAACGGACCAATTCGTAAGTCCTTGAGAGGAGGAGCTGCTTAATGGCTACTTATCCCAGTGATGCAACCGCTCCTGTTACAGGATTTGGTGTTACAACAGAAATCACTTACACATCTACAAGCACAGAAACTTCTTTTAATCTTGCTGGTACAGTTAGCTATAGAGGCGAAATTTTAGCTATTTCAGACGGGGTGGTACAAGCCCCTTCTACCTACGCTATTTCTAATGGAGGAGCTACTGTTACTTTTTCAACTGCTCCAAATGCTTCAAGCTTAACTCTAAAGACAATTGCAATCCCAGATCGTTATAAAGTTAGCAGACAAGAGTTTGTTACAAGTAGTGCAGAGTACTCTAATACTCTTGCAACTGTTATAAATGGTAATTCTTACGTAATTAATGCAGATCAAACTTCTTTTGCACTACCTGTTGGCTCTAACGCAGCTTCTGCAGAAGAGATCATGGTATTTTTATCAGGTGTTGCACAATCATCTAATGCTTTCACATATCCATCTACAACATTAGGCACTCAAGGCATTGATATTGCAGATAATTCAGCAACAAAACTACTTACAAACTTTTATGATGCCTTAACAGATGAATCATACTCAGCTCATACTGTAACTTTTGTTGGTGGAACAGCAGCTTATGCAACTTATGGAGATGATAAGTTTATTACTCTTGATGGAACTAATGACTATCTTCAAATACCTGGACATGATGATTTTAATGTGAATGATCGATCATTTACCTATGATACTTGGATTAGACCTGACATAGGAGCTACTTTAGCTGCAAACCAAACTCTATTTGCTCGTCACGGAAGTGCTACTAATAACTATAATCTTCGTTTAGTCGGAGCAAACTCTAATGTAGGCTTTGTTATAAATCGGTCTGGAAGCATAACTGAACTATACGGTGGTAATGCTAACGGAGGCTCTAACTACCATGTAGCAGTATCCTACGATTCATCCTCTCAAAACTTAAGATTATATGTTAACAATGTAAAAGTAGCACACACTCAGTATGTTGCTGAAACTGCGTCAAGTGGTAATGTGACAATTGGAGCTAACTCAAATATTACCTCTGTTGGTGAATATTTTAAAGGCAATGTGTCTTTTGCAAGAATGGTACATGCTCCAAGATATCGTTCAGATACTATAGTTCCTATTACATCTTCAAACGCTATTACCTTAGAATCAGGAGCTCCTCTTGGGGCAATTGATCCAGATGATCAACTTACAATCAGACTTTTTGGGGCTACTATCACTTCAGATGATAGATTTACTTCAATGGCAGACCGTAAGCCTGATAAAGGATTTTCATCAGATCGTTCTTTTGATACAATCACCTTTACATCACAAGCTGGTTATGAAAAACGTCGTTTAAAGTCCCGTCGTTCAAAACGACAGTATAGCTTGCAATATACAAACGTAACTGGAATAGAAAAAACAGCTATTGAAAACTTCTACAACGCGAGAAGTGGAGAATTTGAAGCTTTTAGTTTTGACTTGTCACATATAAATGAAGTTGGTACAATTACAACAAGATTTGCAGGACCGCTTAAAGTTCAACAAGTTTTATCTACAGGTTCTCAATTAACAGAAAACTTCTATACTGTATCATTTAATCTTCAAGAGACTTATGACTAATGACTGCTCGCAACTATGATGTAATTTTAACTGTTGATAATGCTACTGGTTTTCAGTCTACTAACGCTTTAGTAGGTAATACAACAGCTACAGTTGGTTATATTGCAAATGTCAATACCTCAACTAATCAACTTAAAGTTAAACTTAACAATGTTTTACAAGAGTTTTCCTCTACAGAAGTAGTTCATTCTAATACTATCTCAATTACAGGCACTTCTAATGGTGAGTTAAACTCTTCTTCTATTCCTTTTCAATCTAATACAATGAGTGGTAATGTTACTACTGCAATTGCTACAGTGTCTGCGATAGCTCCCAGCGCTTTTATTGCTGAAAAAAATGCTTTTACACAGAATCCTGTTGTGCGTCTATATACAGTATATTATCCTGGTGAGTGGTATCCTCCTAACGCTAAAGGTAATCCAACAGGCCAAGGAGCAGGACGTGCCTGGCCTAATGATTTTCCTTTACGATTTGCTGAAATTCGTGGTGACTTAGTATCTGATCTACAATATAATGTAGTATTTGATACAAAAACCTATCTTCCATTTCCTTTAAACTCTACAGCAATTGATCAGTCGAGTGATGGTAAGATCAATGAATTAACTCTCACAATGTTTAACTTTGATAACATTGTATCACGCTTGGTTGAAGACCCATTTTTAGCAGGAAACAATACTTCAAACTCTGTACAAGCCATTGTAAATGGAGAACTTGTACATGGAATTGATCCTCGTACAGTACCAGGCACTACTGATAATGAAGATGGTCTAAACTATGATGAGGCAATTGTTGGAACTTATGGTAGAAATAATGCTTCTTTTACTTATGAGCAAACTTTAGCTGTAGGAGGCACTTGGCAAGAACAAAAGATGGATACTCGTGATCTATTAGGCGGAGTAGTTGAAATCAAAACAACTTTTGCTAATTTTTTAGACTATTGGCCTGAGTATTCTACTGTTCAATATATTTCTGCAAATGTAGTAGAAGTTTACAATTCAATGCCTTATCGTGTAGGAGATAATGTTATAGCAAAAGGTGGGCAAACTGAAGCTACAATACAATCCATTGAAGAAAATAGATTTTTATTTCTTTCTAACGAGCTTGATGCCAATGTAACTATTGATACTCCAATCTATATTGTAAACGCTCAAGCAGATACAGAATCTTATATTGAAGATAAGTTTAAAATTGATCAACTTGAGTCTTTAAATGATTCAGTAGCATCTTTTGGTTTAGTTTCTTGGCTTCAATACTTTAGAATTGTAACTCCAAAACGCAAATACTATAAAAATACTTGTCAATGGACTTATAAAGGCGCTGAGTGTCAGTATCCAGGACCTGGGGGTTTAGCTATTCCAGGTACTTCCCTTACTTCAAATGTAAATCCTATTGCTGCAAACAATCAAGTAGCTGCGGATGCGGCTGGAGATGTTTGTGGTAAATCTCTTCAAGCCTGTACCCTTCGTAATAATCAACAACATTTTGGAGGCTTTCCTGCAACAGGACGAACAATCCCCCGCGAATAAAGATACTAAATGTATATTACCTTGGATTCACCAGTACGGAGATCTTTCGGGTCAATATGGTTTGTGTTGTTTTACCTTAAATCACGATGGTAATCTATTTGGTAAAGGTTTATCACCTTTAGAAGCTTTTAACTCTGATCCTATCAGATCTGCTAGGCTTGAGATGCTTGCTGGTAAACAACCAAAAGCGTGCAAAGTATGCTATGACTGGGAAGAAGAGGGAATCGAAAGTCATCGCCAAAGAATGAATCAAAGATTTCAAAACTACTCTAAACTTTACAATACAACTCTTGAAGATGGGAATATAACAACACCACCTATCTATTTAGATTTTAGATTTGGCAATTTGTGTAACTTTTCTTGTAGAATGTGCGGTTCTGTAGCTTCCTCTTCTTGGTCAAAAGAAGAAAAATATCACGGTACACTTTCTGAAAATAATCCTAATCATTATGATTTTTGGACTGATAACAACAACTTTTGGACTGATATAGATAAGATTAAAATTTATATTAGAGAATTATATTTTGCAGGTGGTGAACCTTTTGTACAAGAAGGACACTATAAGATGTTACAGTTTTTAGTTGATAATAATTGCAGCAAGAATATTGACCTATCTTATAATACAAATTTATCTTATAATGGTAACTTTAAAGGATATGATATTGAAAAACTTTGGTCATCGTTTAAAAGTGTTGATTTATGGCCGAGTATAGAAGGCTTTGATGAAAAAGCAGAGTATGGTAGAAAAGGTCTTGATATTGTTTTATTTAAGAAAAATGCTGAGAGATTTTCTAAGTACATCAAAACATATTCTTTAGTTAGTAATGTATATTCAATAACAAGTAATTTAGAACTTATCAAATGGATTAAGACTACAAATAAATCTTTTAACATAACTAACTTAGTAAATCCAGATTACCTTTCAACAACAATATTATCAAAAGATATAAAAAAACAAGTTTTACAAACTTATCGTGAAGAGCTCTATAACATTCCTAACTTAAGTGAATACGAAACAAAATCTATATTAAGCTCTCTGAGATATATGAATTCAAAAGATGACTCACATCTACAAGATAAGTTTAAAAAAATTAATACCAGAAGTGACTTGTATAGAAATGAATCATTTGAAGCAACATTTTCAGAGTTAGCAGAATGGTACAAAAATATTTAGGTTTACGCCATATCTATGGCGATATAGACTGTATTGAACTTATAAAACACTTTTATAAAAATGAGTTAGATCTTGACTTTGAACTCCCAACTTATCCTAAATCAAGAGAGTGGATGAAGCATTTTACAACTGATCATGTTGACGGATGGGCTTCAAAGTGTGCTGTAAAAGTAAAATTGACAGAAGCAAAAAACTATGATGTAATAGCATTTAAGTCAGCTAAGTCAAATTTAGTAACACATTTTGCTTTATTTTTAGCACCAACACAAATGCTTCACATAGAGGAGGGGGGAGTCTCACGTGTTGAAACTTTATCTCAATATTGGGTAGAGCGAATACACTCCTTTTATCGCCATGAACAAATGGTATGATTCATACATAAACTTTCCTTATAGACATTTAGGAACTGACCCAGAAACTGGAATAGACTGTTTTAATCTTTGTCGGTTAGCCTTTAAAAATGAACTTGGTATAGAAATACCTTTATCTACTGCTGATTTTTGTAAGATTGTAGATGAAGACTGGTATCAAAAAACTCATGATCAGTTTTTTGAAGATGGTGCCAGATTAAAACTGGAAAATTTTAGTTGGAATAAAGTTTTAGAACCTAAGCCTTTTGATGTAATTACTATGAGTATGGGTTCTACGAATGTTACAAACCATTGTGCTCTATATTTAGGGGATGGCAAAATACTTCAAACTATGTTACACCGTACAAGCGGAATTTGGCCTTACAGAGGACCCTTTAAAGAATACACAACAGGGATTTATAGATGGAAAGATTTACAAAATTAACTGAGGCAATGAACGCTCACGCAATGCAAGATTATCCACGTGAGGCAGTAGGTATTGTAACTAAAGATTTTAATTATATTCCTTGTAAAAATATAAGTCAAAGCCCTAAGCTTACTTTTTTTCTTGATCCTGCTGATTTAGTAAGACATGACGGTAATATATGGGGCATTTTTCATTC